TACTTCACGGGTTCGGGCACAGCCAGCACAACCACGCTGACGAGCTATGCTCGTGGTCTTCTCGACGATGCCACTTCGGCTGACGCTCGCACCACCCTCGGTGTTGTGATCGGTACCGACGTTCAAGCTCACAGCGCCACACTCGACGCTGTTTCAGCCGGAACATACACCGGCGACGACAGCATCACCACGCTCGGCACGGTTTCGACCGGTACGTGGAACGCTTCGACGGTTGGCGCCATCTATGGTGGTACCGGCCTTTCGAGCTACACCTCGGGCGACATCATCTATGCTTCTGGCACCGACACCTTGGCCAAATTGGCGAAGGGAACTGGCTACCAGTTCTTGAAGATGAATTCGGCCGGTACCGCTCCGGAATGGTCCAACACGTTGGACGGCGGCACCCCGTGATCTGACCCAAGAGGTTGATTCAAAAGAACGGCTCGCTCCGAAAGGGGCGGGCCGTTTTTTTTGCTAGATGCTCGAAGCAATGGAAGGACCAATTGCTAAATATATTAGACCCCAATACCCAGGACATAAATGTTTGAATACGAACCAACTGGACGAATACGAGTCGTAGGATGCGCTGGAGTCAAAATAAAGAAAAATTTCTTGGCTCTGTTTACGGTTGGATCTAGGGTCTATATCCGAAAAAGTGCGAGGATGGGAGAACTGAAGTCTGTGGTCATCAAGAGATTTGTTAAATCATTGGCGGACAGTTTGGACAGATATAGTAATCCCATGATCATGTACACAGATACATTCAACAGGGTGTGGGCCGAAAACGAACTTCTATCGGAAGAGAATGCCTCGGATCAAGCAATGATCTATTTGAAAAACATAGCAGAAGAAGGCAAGAGGCTATTTGAAGAAAATGGTTGCTTCCCCTTGCCGAACGAGAGATGTGGCTAAATTAAAAAGGCATCAGTAAAATTTTTCGCTATGTTGGCTCTCCCCCATCCAGATGCCAAATTAACCGCATAATTACCGGTTGCAGCGGCGTCTTCGCAGATGTTCATGCTAAGATCCCTAGTGACCTCTATCTGCTTAAGTTGACAGTTTTTAGTTCTAGTTTCGTTCGCGTGCGGTATGCACAAGCACAATTTCGGAGGGGTGAAAAGATGAAGATTGTTGTGCATTCTGACTCTGAACTGATAGTTCATGTCGTCGTAGCCCCAACCGAGATGGATGCTTTCATCGTAGCCGTTGACTGAGTAGAAGTCTTCCTTCGTGGCTGCCACTATGCCCGCACAACCGTTGTTGCCATACATGTCTTCGCTATCAAAGGCCATAACAATTCTTTTTCCCGAAGAAAAGGCCGCATCTATGTACTCACAGAAGCCTTCCGGAATAAGAACATCACAATCCAAGTTGACCAGTATGTCGCCGGAAGCGACCTTGTGGGCAATATTCTTCGCATGAGCCGCCACCCAATACTTTGGCTCCTTAGTCTGTGCAAAGACGACACGACCGGCATCTATGTGTTCCGAAAGATTTGATTTCACCCAATCTTCCAAGCCATCTTTGCTGTTGTAGTCGAGCAACACAAATTCTACCTCTTTAAAAGAGGCAGAACTTTCTATATTGCGCAAATAGGTCTGCTCCAAGTGAAACAGCCTATCCATGCAAGTCGTGCAGAAGGATATTCTCATTTTTGCTTAAAAAACCCTACGACCGTAGTTCTACAGTGATCTCCAGCGTCGTCGTCAACGCGGTTTATGGAGTGCCAAACGCCGGGTTTGGTCAAAACCAGTCTGTTTGGCTTGCATGTGATGTATGTCCCCATGCCGAAGTGGCCCAAGAACTTGTCCTCCTCCCGATGGTCCAGATGCGGAGGCGTGATGTTGGCCATCGGCGGCGTCCTTGCCAGCATGAGTTCGCCACCCCATGTAGAAGCCCATTCTGGATGGGCATAAAATATAGCGGCGCCCGAGTATCCGAGATCATTGTGCCAATTCAGTTTGGTACCTCGGGGATAAAGATAAGAACGAAGAATGAGTTCGTCGTGACTGAGGATGATCTGGGGGTGCATCTTAGCAGCCTCCATGATGACGAATCTCATGAGATCCATGTAATTGTTGAAGGCATCTTGGCTTGCATTATAGTCCCTAGTCCCCACCGGCGAACCGTCAGTTATTCTCCAGACTTTGGACCAATTGTTTATATGCGGGATCAAAAACTCGTCCGACTGTATGGCCTCCCACAATTTATTGAATTGCTCGTCGTCCAGTACTTCGTCGTATATTACATAATCGTCTGTTTCTGCAACTCTTATCATAATGATCTTCTTAGTTTGAGTTTGTCTAAATAATAGTAGTATCTTTCATAAGCATCTTGACATTCTTCTATGAGATGTTCATTAAATACGTCTGACATTTCTGAAGAAAAGTGTTTGAACTCAGTTTTAAGCTGCTTGGGAAGGCCAAGATAGTCTTCTATTATAGGGAACGCCGTTCCTTTCGCAAGATCATCCCAAGTAAGAAGTACGGAATCGGGGGATCGCTTTGCCATCTCGCAAATCCTTCTGAGTCTGAAGCGGTAATACCTCGCGGCATTTTCTTGAGTATATTTCCTTAGCGCCACAATATCGTTAAGAGACGCTCTAGCGGGCCTTATCACATATATGAACTTGCAGAATCCATAAAAAGACTTGTGTGACATGGACGTATTGAACAACAAATGGTCACCGTACACAGCCGAACTGTCCCGGCACTTGTGTCCCTTGTTAAACATCCACTCCAGTGCGGCGGGATTGTCGTATTGCGTCCCTGAGTCGTGAAACTCGCACCTCGGATTGCCATTGAGCACCTCCACAAGGTCTGACGACCCGGATCCGAGATGACTTACGACAAAACAGACTCTTTTCATGGGAACAAGGGCCGTCTTGGAGGCCTTTTTAGGGTGAGTTCAACTATAATATCAGAGTCCGGGGATAGATAAACCAAAAGAGAGGTTTCGATGGCCTGGTGGGATTTTTACAAATTGTGGACCTATCAATTCGAGAAGGGTCCTATAGAGAGGATGGATACCGCCCAGATAACCGGTGCGGGAGTCGTTGTACCCGACGCCATGCCGGACTTGAGGGGAGACTCCTTCGGCTTGAGTCAGTCCCAAATAAGGCTGTACGACAGCAACGACTTCATAGATCTCTCTACGGTCACCAACAGGCAGTCCAGGTATAAGGAATACGATAGGCTTAGAAGCGTCGCAGAGATGGAAATGGCCATGACCGTGATTAGCGACGAGGCTTGTATCTCCGGGGACACCAAAATAGCCACGCTGTTTGACGGACAAAGAACCATTCGATGGCTGACAGAGCGATGGAAGAACGATCCGAGCCCCTTCCTTGTTTATTCTTGGGACTTCGAGAAAGAAGACTACACACTCGGATGGGCATACGACCCAAGAGTGGTCAAGACATCACAAACCATAAGAATTCTCCTTGACGACGGAAATAGTTTTGTCGTCACTCCGGACCACAGAATACTCACCAGAGATCAAGAGTGGGTGCACGCCGAGGATCTAGAAGTTGGGTCTGAATTAATGCCGTTTTATAGGATGGAGCCCAACAGAAAGATCAACGCATTCAAGACTAGACAATTCCCAAGGATATTCACATTCGACGGGTGGAAGCACGAAAGACAGTTTGTGGACGAGTGGAGAGATGGAAAATCCAAGTATGAGAGAGTCAGCCAAGCATCTAGATTGATAGCCGCCGGGGCAAGTTGCCGTTCCGTCGAAAGCATGATGAAGCACTCTTGGAAGAGCATAGATTCTTGGATCAGAAAAGAAGGATTCTGCACAAAGGAACTCAAATGGCTCGGCAAGAGAAAAGACAGAAGGAGAGTGGTCGGTATTTTGCCTCATAAAGAGATCCAAGTGTTCGATTTGAGCGTCAAAGATCACGAGAACTTCTGCACCGATAGCGTTGTAATGCACAACTGCCAGAGGAACGAAAAAGGAAACGTATTCTCGATCAAGGTCGAGAACGAACAAATCAAAAAAGAACTGGAGTTCCTCTGCTTCAACAGAAAGATGCTCAATCTGAACAGGAAAGCATGGCAGATGGTTAAGAAACTATGCATTTTCGGCGACGGATTCTATGAACTGATCACAGATCCCAAAAATCCAAAAGATGGTATTTTAAAAATACAAGAACTGCCTGCTGATAGCATGTACAAGATCGTCACAACAAAGGGAAGGGTGGTAGAGTTTCAACAGAGCAAGGAAGGACCAGACTACCAAGCACTAACCAGAAGCGAGGTTTCAAAGGCGACGGAGCAAGAGTTGATGCAGTCCACCTCCATAAGATTCGCCCCCGCTCAAGTGGTGCACATGTACCTAGGTGACGATAGAAGAACTTTTTATCCATACGGACAAAGCCTCATGGAACCGGCTAGAGGTCCAGCCCACCAATTAAGATTGATGGAAGATGCGATGATGGTCTACCGACTATGCTTGGTCGGAGAAACAAGAATTAGAACCAGCGACGGCTATAAGTACATCCGCGACATGAAAAACGGAGATTTTGTATTTTCTTACGATTATAGCGGAAAAATATCAAAATCAAAGGTCGTTAACTTCATGAATAACGGGGTCAAGGATGTGTACAAGGTCAAAAGCAAACACATAGAAATAATCGGAACGGCAAATCATCCCGTCCTCGTCAACAAGGACGGAACGATCCAATATGTAGAAATACAGAATCTCATCCTCAAGAGCGATAAGCTTATAAACACGACGAGAGACGAGGAGATTGAGGTCGCCATTCCCGAAACCTACGAGGAAAAATGGGCGAAACTTAGCTCTTCCCAAAGGTCCGCCTTCAGAAACACCGTATACAAAAACAAATACGAATTGATGAGGTCGTGCAAGTTCAAATTCGACAGAGTCAAGCAGTTCTTGTATTTAGAAGGCAAGGCCCTTCCGTATGAAGCGGCGGCGGAAATATGCGAAACGTTCGGCTTAGATCCGGACGCAATGACGGTACTAAACAAGGGCGAGATAAATGCCGAAAGGATTTCCTTGCCGACCCATGTGGACGAAGACTTCGCGAGATTTTTCGGATTCATGATAGGCGACGGATGCGTTCGTAAACACAGCCTAAACTTCGCGGCGGGAACGGACAAAGCCCAAAACGAATATTATGCGGGTCTAATGAAGAAATACTTCGGCAGAGTCGAATTCAAAAGAGATAAAAGAAATAGCAACGAAAACGTAGGAACGTATACAACATGCTCAAGCACAGCTAGCCGTCTTTTTATCAAGATGGGTTACATCCCAGGAGCAAAGAACAAGAGAATTCCATCGTGGGTGTTCACGGCTCCCAAAAACATAAGAAGAGCATTCGTAGAGGGCATATCCAACGCAGACGGGGGCGAGAGGCATACCAAGGCGGGAACGTGGTTCTCAAGCATAGAACTATGCAATAAGAAACTCATTGAGGATATCAAGGAGGTCTGGTCATCCATAGGGCTGGGTTCGGGAAAGATCACCAGAAGAAAAAGGAATGGCGGACACGAAATCGTTCCGGGAAGAAAAATCGCCCCGTCAATTTCTTATGTGGTAACAATATCCGACAAAGCCGTTCAACAATACGAAAACGTTCTTTCGGTAGAGTACGTCGGACAAGAAGAAGTCTACGATATAACGGTAGACAACGAAATTCATAATTTTATAGCGAACGGAACTCCAGTTCACAACTCCCGCGCGCCCGAGCGTAGGGTTTTTTATATTGACGTAGGACAACTTCCGCCGTTCAAGGCGGAGGCGTTCGTCGATAGAATGAAGGATCAATTTAGAAAGAAAAAGGTTCCGTCCGGAAGAGGCGCGGGCGCAAATGCCGTAGAGGAAAGATGGCACGCCCCCGCCGCAGACGAGGACTACTGGATTCCTATCCGACCCAGCGCGAACACGAGGATAGAGACGCTCCCCGGAGCACAAAATCTAGGCGAGATAGATGACGCACTTTACTTCAGAAACAAACTTTTCACCGCATTAAATTTCCCTAAGAACTACTTGAGCAACGAAGACGTCGGAGCCACAAGAATAACTCTGAGCGCCCAAGACGCAAGATTTGCAAGAATGGTGGAGAGGATACAAGCCAGCATGGAGGACACCATCCTTGAGATATGCGAACGACACTTAGAGATGCGCGGCTTTCCTTCAGACGCCTACGAAGACCTCAAGGTAGAGATGACACCTCCGAGCAGTTGGAAAGAGCTTAGCGAGGCCGAGATCATGAACAACAGAATCAATGTTGTAACCACGCTTAAGTCCTCGATGCTTATGAGTGACTTCGACCTCCTCACAAGATTCATGAAGATCAGCGAAGAAGAGGCTACAAGAATAATATCCAGAAACAAGATCCAGAAACTAGAAGATCTGAAGATCCAGATAATCGGTCAGAATCCTCAACTGTTAGGCGTCGGGACGCCAGGAACCCAATCTAATGATACAGAAATGGGAACAGAGCCCGGCGGTCCAACGCCTAACTTGGAAGCCCCAGAAGAAGGCGCAGAACCAGAACAGCCCGAAGCGGAAAGTCCCGAACAGCCCGAACAGGGAGGAGACGAGGAAGTCACGACAGAGATCCCCGAACCAGAAGAAGAAGATATCAAGAAATACGACCTAGGAATAGAAAATTACAGCAAAGACATAGACAACGAGGATATTGACTGGAGCGAGGAGGGGTAATGGATGCGTGGCGGATAAAAGAAAAGATATCCGAAATAAGAAGTTACATAGCATCCGACTGGCCTAGTTTAGAACAAAGAAAGAGTCTCTACGAAGAGATCTACAAACTTGAGTCCATTCTCCACGAGAAAGAAAAAGAAGAAAAGCCCAAATTCTAAAACGATTTGGAAGGAAATTGCCCCGATCGGCTCTCAAGGCCAGCCGACTCTAAGAGCGATTTTTCAAAAATATTTTTTTGAGGACTTTTTTCTTTAGCGAACTGATTTTGTTCGTAGCGAATCTCGTAGACGTGCTTGGAAAAGCCGACCTTGTCTCCCGGAAACAATTGACTTTCGCTCACTCGGAACCCGTTGACCTTAGTGCCATTTACGCTTCCCAAGTCCCTCACAGTCCAAAATCCTTCCTCAAACACAAGCTCACAGTGTTTCCCAGACACGTTTGGAAAACGCAGCACGATGTCGGAACTTTCGCGGCGGCCGATGATCAAGTTCGTCTTAAGTAAGGGTATCGAATCCCCTCCTCCGACAGGAATCAGTTCGCCATAATTCACTAAAAACCAACCTTTCTAGTCTCTTCCTCCTTGTGGAAATTTTCCTCGTCGTTGTATATGTCGGCTAAAGTCATAGGAACGTCCGTCGTCCTTTCGGATCCGATGCTTTTAAATATTTCATTGCACTCCTCGGCAGACAAAGCCTTGAAACAGTGCTCAAAGAGAAGCCTACCCTTCCTCACGAGAGCCGAATCTATATTCTCTCTCTCTATGTTGAAGGTGGCGATGATCATGATATTAAGGCAATCACCCAAAATCCCGTCGGTTATGTTCAGAATGTTGCTGACCGCCCCGCTGTCGTTTGATCCCCTGCTTCTGATCACTTTCTCCGCGTCCTCCAGCAAAAGTATGCAGTTTCTGTGAGACATGATGAAACTGAGAAAATCGGGATTCGTCAACTGCTCGGCCGCTGAGGAGGAAAGATAAATTACCTTTCTGTCAGTCTTTGTCGTAAGATACTTAATAAATGTGCTCTTTCCAGTACCAGGATCGCCCGAGAAAAGGACCAGTCCGTTCTTGTTCCTAGCCATCAATTCAGTGATCTTTTCCAACTTTTCAGCAGAATCCTTGCCGTAGTTAAGTTCTAAGTCGATCGACTTGGGCAACTTTATGTCAAACCTCTGGAGAGCAAGCATGCCATCCATAGTGCAAAGCAGATAGACATTGCTGTGTTTCTTAGGATCGGACTCCGTTTCAAAACATTTTTTGACGAGATCCAGAGTAGAAGAAGAACTGTAGAGTATTCTTCCCTTGTAAGTGGCAAAATCTTTTTCCTCTTCACCATCCTCGCTTTTCTCCTCCTCATCGTGGATGTAGTCCAACCTCCTAAGCAGACTCTCTTTGCGATAAAGAAGAATCATGGAGTCCTCGTACTCATAGCAAACTTCCGTTTGATTGACTTCGTTCTTGCCCTCCAACTCGCACAGAAAAACTCTTTTTGCGCCCATTTTTTCTAGTTTTTCGAAAGTAGAGACCTTTATGGGCAAATGGTATTCATAAACCGATGGCTGCGTGGAATGACGGTCTACGTAACTATAGAAAAGGTTAAAATAAGTGCCGTAGTCACTAGAATGAGACTTGCGACCGTAAGGATTTGAAATGTTTTTTTCTTCGCTCATGCCAATATCATAAGGATAAATATGAAAAAATCAATACCACCCGAAGTATTTTTGATTTAACAAGCATACTATACAGATGACATTATGTCCGGAGCCAATCCGTCGAAAAAAAGGCTTGCCTGACTATATAGAACTATGTGCAACCACGGTTTTTAGGGCCGAAAAAGACTAGGAGTATATTGAAATGAAAAGAAAACTCATCGATTACGATGCATTCAACAAAATAAAGACGGAATCGCTGTCAAGCGCCCAGAAGGAATTGGAAGCGGCTTCCAACCTTTTGGCCGTTACCTTGGAGATGGATGGACTTTCCTTGAACTCCTTCGGCCCCAACGAGGTGCTGTTTGAGTCGCTAGATGGTGAGTTCATTCACGCTAATTACGAAATAAAGAACGGCCATGTGCAGTTCGACAACGTGGAACAACTCGTGATCAACGAGGAATCCGAGACGTCTAGCGCGAAAGAAATCATATCAAACATGATCGATTCGCTCATCGAGAGCGACACTGCCAAGGCCGATGAGATGTTCGCCGAGTGGATGAATCTCCCCAGAACCAAGAGAATATTCACAGAAGCAAAGGTGAAAAGAGTCGTTTGCCGCAAGGGCAAAGAATGCGAAATTGTGAATTGGAACAACAAGGCAAAGCATCACGAGCCGGCCTTCAAAACCAAGGAAAGAGTTAAGGGCAAGATAATAAGCAATAGGAAAACCCCGAAAGGCATCAAGATGGCTAGGAAAGCCAAGAGAGCCAGACTCAACAGAGCAATCGGGAAAGCAATCGGGAAGAAGATGATGAAAGAGTGGAACATGATTGCCGAGAATGTTCTCGGATACGTGGATTACGCACAGAACGGCCCAGTCGTCAACCAGTGCAGCGTCTTGAGGAAGGACAACGAGATCGTGTCCGTCAGAGTTCCGACCATGAGACTCAGGAACGAGGCCAAACTCCTCAAGTTCAACTGGGACACCATGAACACCGACGTCGTTGTCAAGAGAGGCAACAGCAAAAAGATAAATGAGAACAATGAGTTCGTAAAAGACGTTGTCGAACTGAAGAGAGCCAATGCTCTTTCCGACAACAAGTCATTTGAGGAGTTGCTGGAGAGCATCTCGACCAAGTACTCCGACTGCGTGTACTTGACCGAAGGCGAACTGGCCAACCAGATCAGACTTTGCCTTGAGGCTGCTTCGGCCAGCAACTATGACGATGAGACTTGCCGATTCTTGGCCGAGGGCGTTCTCAGAACGATCCACGAAAACTTTGTCGACCGCGTCGCGAAGATCGTCAAGTTGGCGGGTTCTAGGATCAATGAAGAAGCCGTTGACAAGTACACCGAGTTCAAGGCCATCGCCGAGTCCTTCTATAAGAAACTTGACGAGTCCAAGATCCTCGAGATGCAAGCCTTCGTCGATGTTTACGAGGCCCTAAGACAAATCCACCAGCTCGCCAAGGAAGAGAACAACGAGATCGTCGCCGAAGAGGCCTCGATTCAGTTGGACAGCCTCCTCCCGATAATCAAGGGCGAGGCCGAACTGTCCGCAGACGTGCTCGGCGAGGCTGCTGAAACCCTATACGACATTGTGGAAAGCACGATGCCAGAAGAGTGGAAGGTTAGCGATCCAGTAGTGACCGCCGACGGCCAGCACCCCGACGTTGCGAAGAAGGGCAAAACAAGCCAGTCGCCCGCCGAGATGCAAGGCAGCACACCCAACGCTCATTTCGTGAGCGACGGTAAGGAATACAAGGGATCCGCTGCCAACGAACTTGGAAACGACGGCTGGAGCAACTTGAGCGGCGAGGGAATCTATCCAGAACTCGATAACCCGTACGTACCCAAGGCTGGGGAATACAAGATTGCAAATGAAAAGGACGTGGACTCCGACTCCGGTCAGTTAGCCCACTGGGGCGACGCCGACACATGGCCGAACCTCCAGAATCCTTATTCCAAGGACAGCGTAACACCCAAGTCGGTCAAAGAGTAACACTAGGAGGGAACCATGAATCTGTTGCTAGAACACGATCTGACGCCGGGCACCGTATACGAGAATAGACTAATTCTCGGAGGCGGAAACTGCGCCGTGTTGAACGAGATGGACTTGCACGAGTCCGCCGGAGCCGGCGGAAGCGTCGTTAAGTTCAGAGGAAAGTTTCAAGAAGCCGACGCCATCAATAAAAACAAAAGGACATATCCATTCGGCGTGCTTGACGATAACGTCAAAAGCCTAATGGAAACCATGTCCAGCGGAGGACTCATCGGTGAATTGGACCATCCGACAGACAGCATAGTCCACTTCACAAACGCTTCCCACAAGATCACCAAACTCTGGTGGGAAAACAAAACCCTCATGGGCGAAGGAGTCATACTGAACACACCCCACGGCAAAATCCTCAAGGCACTCATTAACGATGGTGTCAGAGTAGGAATAAGCAGCCGAGGAGTTGGTAACGGCAAAGTGAACGAAAACGGCATTCTAGTCATCGGAGAAAGTTACAAACTCATAACATTCGATGCAGTCGCCGACCCGAGCACCAGCCAAGCTTTCCAGGAAAAAGTGGTTTCCAAAGAGAGCATTAGTCCGAAGACAGTCCAGCATGAAGTTCATTCTGGTGTAAAAAATGAAAACAGCGGCATACATACTCTAAGCAAAGAGCTCATTCTTGCTGCTTTCGGCGGGATTGTCCAGAAACAAGCCAGAGAAATTAAAGAGAGGAACAAATAATGGAAAAAATTGTAGAGGCTTTGACCAAACTACTCCCCGAGGACGCCGTTGCGGAAGTCACCGAGGCAGTCAAGAACGAATTGGAAGGTGCCAAGCAAGCCTGCGAGTTGGAATTTAACTCCAAACTCGAAGAAGCCTATGCAGAACTTTCCGACGAACTGAAAACAGCCGAAGAGACCGCCATCCAAGGCTACAAGGAAGCGTACGCGATCATCCAAGATCTCCGCGGCCGCCTCGAAACCCAACAGAAGGAATTCGAGTCGTCGATGGAGGAAGGCTACGAAGAGGCCTATCAGATGCTCCTCGCCGAGAAGGGCAAGAACGAGAACCTTGAAGTCGAGATGTACGAGCAGTTCAATACAAAACTCCAAGAGATGAAGGAATACATGGTCGATAAGGTCGACGCTTTCCTTCAGTACAAGGGTGCCGAGATCTATGAGTCGGCCCACAAGGATATCACGAATGACCCGAGACTGGTGGAGCACAAGTCCACCCTCGACAAGGTCGTGGAATGCGTTGCCAATTACATCGGGGACGAAGAGTTCGCCGGCGTTAACAACGTGAAGGTTGAAGAGATCGCACGCAAGTCAGAGGAACTCAAGAGCCAGGTCAAGATCCTAGAGGCGAGAAACATCAGACTGAGCGCCGAGAACACAAAACTCAACGAAGCCGTCAGGGAGACCCAAAAGGTCATCACCGAATCAGCCAAGTTCGAGAAGAAAGAAAGAGTAGAAAAGGCAAAGAATGTGCAGGGGAGAGGACGTGCCGTCAACGACTCTGAGCTTGTTGCCGAATGGAATGACAATAAGTCCACAGAAAAGAAGTCAAATGTTGACACAACATTGGTCGAAAGTCTCGATCCTGACCTGCTTCGTCAAATGCAGGTCCTAGCCGGAACGAAAAACAACGACTAATTAGAATCTTTAGTTAAACCAAGGAGAATCATAACCATGCAAGCAAATGCAAAGTTCCTAAATGAAGCAAGGGAGCTGGAATCTCGTTGGGCGCAAACAGGTTTGCTAGAGAACATAAGCGACAAGTACACACGTTCTTGCACTGCCGTTCTCCTCGAAAACCAGCGTCTCATCAACGAGAACTCGACAGACTCGGGCGACGTAGCCCAGTTCAAGAGGATCTCGATTCCGCTCGTCCGAAGAATCTATCCCCAGCTGATCGCCAACAAGGTGGTCTCGGTTCAGCCGTTGCTCGGCCCGACCGGCCTCGTCTATTACCTCCGTTTTAGATACGGCAGCAACAAGGGCAGCGTCCGTGGAGCCACCAAGAGCGGCTTCCCCGGCGACGATGCCAACTCGCTCCAGCAGCTCGCCAGTGGCGATGCCAACCTGAGCGTCTACTACTCGCACCAGTTCGTTGAGAACGAGTCGAGCCCAGTCGATGCCGGCGGCACCACCACGACGGTTTCGCTTGAGCACACCCCGGTTCTCGCCGGAACAGTGACCGGAACCGTCTATGACGGTAACGTCGCCGTCCAGACCTTCGTGGTCTCGGAAAGCGGCTCGTTCACGTTCCACGACATCAGCTCACCCTCGGCCAAGGTTACCAGCGCCACGCTGAACCTGACCACGGGCGAATTGGTCCTGAACTGGAACAGCAACCCGGGCGAAAACCATGCTACCGTTTCGTACGAGTACAACATGGAATGCAATCAGGACCTCCCCGAGATCAACCTCGTCGTTGAGTCGGAAGAGATCGCTGCCAAGACCCGTAAGTTGAAGGCCGTGTGGAGCTACGAGGCCCAGCAGGACCTTCGCAGCCAGCACAACCTCGACGCCGAGGCCGAGCTCACAGCCGTTCTGGCTCAAGAGATCAACCTCGAGATCGACCGTGAAGTTCTCAGCGACCTCCGCAATAACGCGGGCACAGTCGCCTCGTGGGACTTCAATACCGCCCTTGGTGACACCATCAAGGAAAAGTATGAGTCGCTCTACGTCAAGGTCGTCGAAGTCTCGAACGTCGTGCATCGCAAGACGCTTCGCGGCGGATGCAACTGGCTCGTTACCAGCCCCGAAGTCGCCTCGATCTTCGAGACGGCCACCGCTGGTTTCGCTCCGGCTCCCTCGGAAGGCTTCACATCGTCGCTCGGCATTCAGTATGTCGGCACCGTGAACAACCGTTGGAGACTCTATAAGGATCCGCTGTTCCCAACGGGACAGATCCTCATGGGTTATAAGGGCGACAGCTATATGGACAGTGGTTACTTCTACTGCCCGTACGTGCCACTCACCCAGACCCCAGTCGTGCTCGATCCCGAGTCGTTCTGTCCTCGCAAGGGAATCCTGACTCGATATGGGAAGAAATTGCTTAGAGAAGGAGCTAAATTCTACGCCCGCCTCAGTGTGGCTAATTTCGTCATCTAGTTTTACACCGCATTTTTGCGGTCAGAACGAACAAGAACCCTCCGGTCGCAAGACCGGGGGGTTTTTTATTTCTATTGCCATAATCATACATAGTTGGTAATATGCCCTTAAGGAGACATTAGGACATGGCCAACATAATAGTTCTTGACGAGATTCGTGAACCCAGTTGGATGCGCAGAACGGTGATGCTAGAGAGGGAGTCCGATCCGAACACATTCATATTCTTCAAACACGAGTGGAACGAGCGTTCGCAGCAAATAATAGCCCACGTGAACTCTTACTCGCAACAACAAGAAAAGATTCACGCTAGGAAGTGCGAGGTGAGGAAGATAAGATCTAAGCAGCACAGTGAGTTCTGCGATCTTTACCACATACAAGGTTCAAACAAACTCTCTCTCGTCGCTTTCGGCATATTTCAAGGTAAAAAACTTCTGGGCGTTCTGTCGCTTGGTAGGCACAACCGAGATAACCGAGACAAAATTGTTGTTCTAGACAGAATGTGTTTCAAGGCAGGATGTCGCGTAGTGGGCGGGGCAAGCAAGTTGTTCACAAAAGCAAAGGAATGGGCTCTAGAGAATGGCATTTGCTCAATCATCAGTTTCAGCGATGACAGGATGAGCGTTGGAGCCGTCTATGAGCGTCTAGGGTTCGTTTTGGATTGTGTCCTACCGCCTGACTACATCTATATCAAAGAAGACGACCTAGGGGTCGCATTCAGCAAACAAAGCCAACGCAAGAAGGCAACGGGCTGTCCTACGGGGACGACGGAGAAAGAGTGGGCCAAGAAGAAGGGCCTCGTACAAGTGTTTGACGCCGGTAAAAAAAGGTGGGAATTCCGGCTTCGCCTCCAAAAGGATGTTCCGCTCAAGAGCCGCAGACAAGGATACTATGAAACCAAGAAGTCCGTCCCCAAAATCATGTACTACCAGTCAAGTTACGAACTCAAGGCGGCGACGATCTTAGATGAGATGGACGATGTGGCCTCGTATGTAAACCAACACAACTTCTCAATAGACGGAAGGGAGAGGATAACCGATTTCATTATCTCTTGGAGGGACGGAACTAAGACTATATTGGAGATCAAACCGGAACGACGCCTTGAGCAGTTTAAGAGCCAGATAGATGACAATAGAGAGTACGCCCGCAAGAACGGATGGAAGTTCGAGGTGTGGACGGAAAGCAAACTCGGGTTTGATTCCGAACACTATGCCACCAAGTGGGCCGACGAGTTCATATCAAAGATCACCAAAGTAGACTTTGTCCAAGAGAGAAAGGACAGAAACCTCACCAAGTCAAAGAAATACTATGCCGAGAAGATCGCCACCGACAAGGTCTCTGTCTTCTGCGAGTACTGCCAATTGACCCACGAGGCTCTTAGATTGACTCACGACAAGAACATAGCCCGCAACGGCCGGTACATCTGTGAGCGTGAGGGAGGGCACATAGCGGGCAGCAGGCCCAAGACTCATCTCAAGAAGGCTAATCCCCATGCCGCTGATGGGAAGAAGGAGTGTCTCGGGTGCAAGCAAGTTCTCCTATTCTCGGAATACGGCACGGACAAGGGCCGGGCGGACGGTTATGCCAGCAAGTGCAAGGAGTGCAGGAGGGTGGCGGCCAACGAGAAATACTTGGCTAAAAAGGCTAGATAGGGCATGAAGACATTTCTTGAGTGGCTTAAAGAAAGCCAAGAAAGCCAAATCAGGGTGATTGACAACGCAGGCTATAAGGACATAACTGGTGTGAAGAGAATTCCTGTTGCCAAGATTGTTGATCCAAAAAGTAAACAAGAGAAAATCGTAGTTGGCAACAAAGCAATAGATGAGGCAAAAGCAAGAATTCTTGGCAAGCCAACGATGACCGACGATGAAATGGCAAGGCTTTTTGACGGATCGGAGCTTGTGATTGAGGAGAAGATTGACGGTCATCCGATCATCGTAATTAAAGATGGCTTTACTTTCTTTTGTGAATCACTACAGATAAAACATAGCATATCGTACGAGAAAATTCCCTATTCAATTGGCGATTGGCCTGATATGGCTGTTTGCTATGATGTTTTAGATGGCGAGTTTGAGCCGCCGTATTCTAAGGGTCAAGTAGACGGAAAGTGGATGTCCCGAAACGAAAAAGAAATTGTCTGCGAAGAAGTGGGAGCCCCAGTCGTACCGCTTATTTGGAGAGGAATTACTTCGCCAGAAAACCTTCCGAAATTAGCCGACAGAATATCTTCTTTCGGATCAAATGCGGCTGAAGGCATAGTTCTCAAAAACTACAAATCCAGCGTATTTGGGAAGTTCATCAATTTGGAATTTCAACAAAAGATTTCAGACGAGGCTCTACAAGGCGGAATTCACCCCATGCGTTTGGGCATAAGAAACTTCAGAAAATTCGTTTAGGCTCAATCCATGCTGACCCACACTTTTTTCAGCAAGTGCTTGGTTAGCCTTCCTTCTCTATCTTTTTCATATCGGATGCGATTAGCCTTGACGCGGTTTCCGTCCTTGTTCCAGACCAGCGGGTGTTCTATTTCGTCTCCTATCCAGACCGAATGGCCATCTGCGTCTGTGACTTCGGGGCCGTTTGCCCGCAAAAGTTTCTCTCTCTTTTCGTCTACCATGCGCTTCAGCCCGTCTTCCGTGCTTGCGACGATGACATGCAGGGTGTCGCCATGACGGAGTGTAGTTTTGTGGGTAGAGTTTTGCTCAATTATCTGGGAGAAAAATGCGGAATTCCATGTGTGTCTTATATATCCACTGCGATACAATCATCTTCGGCCAACGAGAAATATGCGAAGAAGAAGGCCTAGATAGAGCATGAAAACATTCTATGAGTGGCTTGAGTCTTATAAAGATGTAGACCCTGAGCAAGAATCCAAAAAAATTCAAGACATCAATATGACAGCAAGTTTGCCCCTTTTCACAACGGCGCCCTTGAATCATATCAAAAACCTGACTCGGGGGTTTCACCTAAATACCATCATCGGAAGAATGATGCAAAGATGGACGGTGGCGCTTTCAATGGCTCCTAGAGAATGGCGAATTAGCAAAGAAAACAAAGCTGCAAATGACAAATACAAAGCGGCTTATGATTTGTTCAAACAAGAAATAGCCAATGCGGTAGACAATTTGCCTTACAAAACTGGCGTGGATGTACGCTCTGGTAAACCAGAGGACGTTCTCGCGAAATCAAAAGAATTCTTCAAAGACTACTCGCCAGAAAATAAAAACCTTATTCAATCCATGAATAATGCTTGGAAAATTTATACAAGTGTTTTTGGAGATGACAATCAAGGAAATTACTCGCAAATTCAAAACTTTCTTAACTTCTATCAAATTGTCAAAGAAGAATTTTTGACAATAGGTGAGATGTTGCCAACTCTTGCTGAGCCCACATTGCGCCAGATTGAATCTGAACTCGTCAATGATATTCAAAAAGAGATTGACAAATATGACAAAATGCTTAGAGGTGGGAGGTGAGTTCCTATGGGTTCGGGCGATAAATGTGCGGGAAAAAGGCCTAGATAGGATCAAGTGGGAGGAGACATGAAGAAAGCGAACAATTACGAACTTTATCTGGCGGGCCTCGCGGAGTCCTATGCGTTCCAGAACGACATGGGCGGGCCTATGAGCGACTACACATGGAGGGAAAAACTGGACGCTCTCCGCCGGATATCCACAGAGGGACTCAGAGCAGCCCAGTGGGCCACGGCCTACGTCTGGCACGCTCCGGGCGTGGAGAAGTTGGGTAGCGAGCGAGCGGACAAGTACTACCATGCTCTGGAAAAGGCCAC